ATGCTTTTAAAGAAAATGAAAGTATTTATAAGAAACATAAAAATAATTAAAATGATAACCCCAACTAATTATGACAGCATTCGAAGAACAAGAACAAAAAGTAAGAACAAGATTTATTCAAACATTTAAGAAATGGTTTTTGGCAGTGAAAGAAACAACTGACCCGTATTGTCAATATGATTTAGATGCTACAGGAAATACTTACACCAAGTATAAATTTGAATTAAAAGAACGTGGAAAAAAATATTCCATTTATGATTATTCTGGTAAGACTTGGATTGAAAAATCAAAAATAGATTACTTCAAGACAGTGTTTGACCAAGACCCGACTATTGAGATAAGATATTTTATTTTTTTTAAAGATGGCTATATATCATTTGATATTAATAACAGGTTCAAAGTACTATCATCAGAGGTATTTTATTCATTCCGAACAATGGGAATACCTTCAACAACACTTGGTGAAAGTTATAAAATTCAAAAACAAATGTGCTCTTTAGCTGCAAACATAATTGAATATGCCGATAAAATAGTAGTATACTAATATGTACTGGACAGAAGAACATCAGGAATTGATTGAAAAGTATTATTGGAGTTATACTTCAAGTACTTCAGCACATACAAGAAATGAATGTATAGCAGGCTTAGAACAACCTTTAATAACATTAACAAGAAAAGCACTTTATCAAATGGGTGTTACCGTAGATGATGATAATATACAGGACTGTTTAATTTTCCAGACAACATATCTTCTACCAAGACTAAAGGAACAGAAATTAAAAGGTACACTTCAATACTTATGGATAAGTACTAAAAGATATATAATAACATATATGTTACTTCCAAAGAAATATTATCATAACAATATTGATGATTATGAAATTATAGATACAGTCACCAATAATGCTGATTATGATTTTGAACAAAGAGATATGAGGTATATGATAATGAAAGAACTGGATAAGAAAATAGCACATCAACGCATATTAAATAAAACTAACACTATATTCTTATGTCTTATGCAAAAATATATAATAGAAAATAACTATGACGTGTCAGGATTTGATGCATATGTTATGGAGAAAATGAATATAAATATAAGCACATACAGAAGCATAATGTCAAGATGCGGAATAAGAAGTAAAATATTTAATGAAAAAATAATTAGTAATAAAATTTATAACAATGAAAAAGAAATTAAAAGAACCGATTGCTTCAAGAGCAAAAGAATTTGAATTACAATACAAATACATTAAAGAAAGAGAAAATTTACTCAAGTATGTTCATCAGCTAATTGACAAAATAGAAGATAGAATTGCAATACTTGAAAGCCAGCAAAAATAATGTTTATCAATAACTCCAAAACAATGAAACTTATAACAACGTTTTTAATATTAACATTGACAATACCATTTATAATAATGAATGAGTTGTCATCATTTGCAATTAATAATGTATTTAAATTAATAAACTGGTATTATCCAGAAATATTAAAAGGTAGATAATATGTTTATCAACTGAAAAGAAAAAAAATAATTTTTATGAAAGGGGTATGGGGTCTTGAAAAAATAAAGATGTCGGTATATCCCCCCGCCCAGCCTCTTTTAAAATATGTTGTGAATGGGTAGTACTCTTTTCTAATAAAAAAAAATATTATGAAAAAAATAAACATAAGTGGATTAAAAAAAGATTTAGATAATATAAGTTCAAATCTTACAAAAAAAACAATCATCATTAATAACGCTGAATTATATAATGATTTAATTACTGCATATAAAGCTGATAAAAAAACTGGAAACATTTATATAATTTATCAACTCAATGGAATGATTATTAAACAATTAAATGAGTTAGAAAAAATATCTCAAAGTAAAGAAGATGAAGATGATGATTTTATCAAGACAATAAAAAATATAACTGAACTGCAACAGAAGAAGCCTACAGCTTTTGCTGTTGTAAATAAGGATAGTGAAAAACGAAATGTCGAATAAAGAAATTGCAATATTATATGCTAATGAAATTATATATAATGTTATACCTGCTTGTCAATATGTCAGACTTGCAGCAAAGCGATTAATTAATGATTTAAACGATGAAAGATATTATTTTAATGACGGTGCTGTTGATAGTGTTGTCGGATTTATCAACACACTATATTTAACTGAAACAAGTAAGAAAAAACATTTTATTCTTGAGGACTGGCAAACGTTTATTGTTTGTAACCTATATGGCATATATAAAAAAGATACTAATACAAGAAAATATAAATATGCATATATCGAACTTGCAAGGAAAAACGGCAAGTCTCAACTGGTCACTGCATTAGCGTTATATCACTTAATATTTGACCCTGATGCACAAGTAATTGTAAGTGCTAATAGCCGAGAACAAGCTAAAAATGTAGACTTTAAAAAAGTCAAGCAGTTTTGTCAAATGCTTGATAAGAAGGAAAAGTATTTAAAACAATACTATAATTCAATAAAATATAATACAAACGAACTTATTGTTACTGCTGCAGAAGCGTCTAAATTAGATGGTCTGTCAGCATCATTTGCCATAATTGACGAACTTCACGAAGCACCTGATAATAAGATGTATAATGTTATAAAATCATCAATGGGTGCACGTGAAATGCCAATGTTTATTGTCATTACTACTGCAGGATTTAATACTGAAAGTTTTTGTTATCAACTACGAAGTTACACTATAGACGTATTGAATAATATTATTGAAGATAATAGTCAATTCAGTATAATATATACAATTGATGAAAATGATAACTATGAAGATAAGAACAACTGGATAAAAGCGAACCCGAACATTACAATATCTGTTAATCCAGATTTTCTTGCAGATGAAGTAAATAAAGCAGTGCAGAACGAAGCAGAACGTAATGGTGTACTGGTAAAACATTTTAATGTGTGGACAAGAGCAAACACAGAAGAAGTCTGGATATCTGAAAAATATATTATTAATAGTATGCAGAAGATATTAATGGATGATGATTTATTTACTGGTTTTGATTGTTGGGTTGGTATTGACTTGGGCAGTGTGAGTGATATCACCAGTGTCACGAAGATGATACAACTGGATGATAAATTATATTTTTTTAATGATTATTATATTCCTGAAGAATCAATAAATTCCAATATAAATAAAGATTTATTCAGAGAAGCAGCAGCACGTGGTGAAATACATATCACATCTGGCAATGTATGTGATTATGATAAAATATTAGTGGATTTATTGGTAGTAAATAAAGCACATCCAATACAAAATATAGGATATGATAAATGGAATAGTACACAATTTATAATAAATGCAACTGAAGCAGGGTTACTTTCACAACCTTATGCCCAAACTGCAGGGTCATTAAATAAGCCAATCAAGGAATTACAAAGACTAATAATGACTGGTAATGTTATAATACAAAGGAATAGCATTACTAAATGGATGTTTATGAATGTAATAATAAAGCAGAACCATATGGGCAATTTATCACTTGACAAGAGCAGTAAAAGTAAAAAAATTGATGGTGTGGCAAGTATGTGTAATGTAGTTGGCTTATATTTAGAAAGTCCACGTTATGCTTTTAATGTGTATTAAAAATTACAATTTCTTGTATTTATAAAAAATAGTTGTTATGGCTAATATATTTACAAGAATATTTTCAAATAAAAAAGAAGAAAAGCGTGAGTTTGAAGAATGGACAAATCCTGTATTTGGCACGTTATCCTTCAATACATTTTCACAGTATACACAGAGCAAAGCAATGAAGTTGAGCACCGTTTACAGGTGCGTTAATTTAATATCTGACAGTATTGCATCCCTTCCACTAAATCCATACACATATAAAGATAACTGGAAATATATTAATTATGATAGTACATTATATAATTTGTTAAACGTCCAGCCTAATCCTTATATGGGAAAGTTCACTTTTATGAAATTAGTTGTAACGTCAATGCTCTTAAAAGGTGCTGGATATATATATATTGACAGGGTAAAAAATGGTGATGTTCTCGCATTAACATTATTAAATTCCGATAATATTGAAACGGAAATTAAAGATGGTGATATCATTTACATTGATAAAATAAGTAAAAAAATATATGACAAATCACAATTAATAGTGATTCTTAATTACACTACTGATGGAATAAATGGTATAAGTACCTTAACATATGCATCACAGACCTTAGAAATTGCATATAATACTGATGAACACAGCAGAAACTTTTTTAAAAGTGGTGCAAACCTTGCAGGGATATTACGTCCATTGGCAGGTATTAATATCGGTAAGGATAAAGCAAAACAAGCTAAAAAAGATTTTGTGAATGCCCTGAACAGTGATTTGGGTGGGAAATCAGGTTCTATTGTCGTACTTGACAGTGGTTTAGAATATCAACCGATTACAATATCACCTAAAGACAGTCAATTAATTGAAAGCAAACAGTTTAACGTTATTGATATATGTAGATTTTTTAACGTGCCTCCTTCGCTGGCATTTTCGGAAAGTGGTAAATTTTCAACAGCAGAACAGCAAGGGTTGGATTATTTGAATAACTGCTTACTTCCAATAATAGAAAAGTTCGAAAACGAATTTTTTAGAAAACTATATCTTCCGTCAGAATGGGATTTAAGTGATTTAAAATTTGATACAGAAAACTTAGTAAGATTAGACGCAACAACACGTGCAGATGTTATGGTAAAATTACATTCTGTTGGTGGTTATACTACAAATGAAATAAGAGAAAAACTTAATGCAACATTCCCTGTAAATGGTGGTAATCGTGCGTTTATTCAAACGAACCTTCAGCCAACAGACGCATTAATTGCAGAAAATAAAATAGATAATAATTTAAAATAAAATGGAAAAAGAAGTAAGAAATTACGAAATAGAATTACGTGCAGACGGTGATAAAGGTATTGTTGAAGGTTATGCACTTTTATTTAATACTCTTTCACGTGACTTAGGTGGTTTTATAGAAGAAATTGCACCTTCAGCACTTAATGGTGTCCTTGATAAGTCTGATGTATTGGCTGTGTTAAATCATAATGAAAATAAAGGGGTATTTGCAAGGTCACGGTTTGGTAAAGGTTCTTTGCATTTAGAAGTAGATGACAAGGGATTGCGTTACTGGTGGAAAGTTGGTAAGTCAGCATTACATCAAGAGTTAGCAGAATTAATTGAAAGAGGTGATATATTCAGTTCATCTTTTGCATTTACAGTACGTGAAGACGGCGAAACTTGGGAAAGTATCGGTAATGGAATGTACAAGCGTACAATAACACAGTTCGATGAATTATTTGATGTTAGTCCTGTATATCGTCCTGCTTACGAAGAAACAACTGTTGGTAAAAGAAATGCTGATAAGATAGAAGAATTGAAGAAGGCTGAAAAAGCTATAGCAGAAGCAGAAAAAGCCGAAGCAGAAAAAAAGAAAGAAGAATTAAATGAATATTATGTTTCAATTGAGAATATAATACAAACATTTAAAAAATAATTGTATTTATAAAAAAATATACTATGGATTATACACAACTCATAGAAGTAAGAAAAAATAAACTTCAAGAACTTGAAGATATTTTCAATACAGCAAAAGCAGAAGAAAGAAAAATGTCAAGTATTGAAAATACTGCTTTTGAAAATGTGAAGAAAGAACTTGTTGAACTTGACAAACAAATAGAAGAAAAAAATAACGAAAAAAATAATATTAATATTATAAATAAAAGAAACAATAAAATGGAAAATAGATTTTCTCTTATAAAAAGCATTAGAGATTACGTAGAAGGACGTGGTGCATCTGATGCTACGCTTAGTGTTCTTGAGGCAGGAAAGAAAGAAATGTCAAATGCTGGTATATCATACAGGGGTCAGATAATATTGCCTACAGAATATCGTGCAATTATCAATGCAACAACTGATAGTCAAGGTGAATATATAGTTGCTGAAGATAAAATGGGTTTAATTGGTGCATTACGTGAAAACCTTGTTGCGGTAAAAGCTGGTGCAAATCTCTTAACTGGACTTAAAGGTGACGTATCAATTCCCGTATATGCTGGTACTTCTTCATTATGGAAAGGTGAAAATGCTGAGGCTGGTGATGGTGCTGGTGCATTCAGTGAGGTTACAATGTCGCCAAAGAGATTGACAACATATATTGACGTGTCAAAAATGTTGCTTGCGCAAGATGGTGCTGGTGCAGAACAACTTTTAATGAATGACTTAAATGGAAGCATTTTAGCAAAACTTGAAAGTACAATTTTTGGTACAGCAAGTGGTTCAACAACTCAACCTGCTGGTATATTCTATGGCGTATCATATACACAAACTGGTACTACTAATTGGGTTAAAATAGTTGCTCTTGAGACCGCAGTAAACACTTCAAATGCATTATTTGGAAGTTTAGCATACGTTGCAACACCTGCATTAATGGGTACGATGAAAACTACTGGAAAAGATAATGGTAGTGGAATTTTTATTGCAAGTGAAGGAACACAAGTTAATGGTTATCCATTATATGTATCAAGTGCTGTAGCAGCTAATAGAATTGTATTCGGTAATTTTGCTGACCTGTTAATTGGTTCTTGGGGTGCTATTGACATTACAGTTGACCCTTATACACAAGCTGGTAAAGGTGCTGTTAGACTTGTTGTAAACTCATATTGGGATGTTGTAAAAAGACGTACTGCATCATTTGCATATGGTAATTTAACTTAGTCTTTTTTATCATAACATATATAAAATAGAGCCATCACAAATATAGTGGTGGCTTTTTTATTATTTTCCTTGTATTTATAATAAATATATTAATATGGACATACATATCAATCAACTTAAAAGACAATTAAATATTGAGCAGGATTATAATGATGATGATGCAATATTACAACATTTTTTAGATGTGGCATACTCATCATCCTGTGAATATTTAAAATATGATGCAAAAACATCAATGTCAGGTTTTACTGGTAATACATTACCTACTGGTTTTGTACAGGCAGTTATAATGTTAGCAGCACATTTTTATTTAAATAGAAATATGGTATCATTTGCACAGGGTACAGAAGTTCCATATTCTTATAGATTTTTACTTGACCCGTATAGGGATTTTATAGTAGGATAATTATGAATATAAATAATATGCGACATAAAATATATGTTAAGCAAGCGATAAGCGTTCGTGATGCTTTTGGTGCTGAAACAATAACATATGAAACTGTTTTTAAATTAAAAGCAGAAGTAAAATATATTAGTGGTAGTAAAGGTGTGGATGCAAATGAAATATTTACTTCAAATAATATTCAATTCATAACACATTATCGTGCGGTAAAAGAAGATATGATAATTGTTTGGAATAATAAGAAATATCGTATCAATTTTATACAAGAAATTAACTATAAGGAAGGCTTAATAATAACAACAGAATTAATTAACGAATAATGGCAGCACGTCCTAATGCAGAAGATTATATTGATATTAATATTATCAATGATAAAGAACTGCAAAAACTATTTTTAGAATTAGTTCCAGCAGTACAAAATCGTATAGTACTGCAGGGTATGCGTACTGCCAGCAAAATTATTCTTCAACAAGCAAAAACAAACTTTAAAAGTTCCCAGAAAAATAAAAGTCTAACTGGTTATAAAAATTTTAACAAGTCATTTACTACAGAACCAATGCGTTCAACATTTGGTTTAAGGGTGGGTATAAAAAATTATAAATATAGATGGATTGAATGGGGAACAGAAGATAGATATTATAAAAAAGGTACAAAACGAAGTGTATTGAGAAAAAGAAAAAATAATAGTGCTGGTCATTATACTGGTAAAATAATTGCTACAAACTTTTTCTTTAATGCAGTAAATAGTCGAAAAGAACAAGTGGGAAAAATAGTAAGTGAAGCTATAGTTCAATCATTAGAAAAAACGGTTGCAAAATACAATAGATAATGCCAACAATAAATTTAAAAAAAAAAAGTACGTAAAAGAAAAAGAAACAAATAAAAGGGATAATCTCAACCATATAGCAGTATATAATACAAGAAAATGGAGACAGATTAGATTAAATTATTTAATGGAAAATCCCTTATGTAAAAGATGTTTTAAAGAAAGTAAAATAAATAGTGCTGTGGAAGTACATCACATAATACCAATTAGTACAGTAAATACATTACTTGAAAAACGAACATTAGGATATGATTGGAATAACTTAGAAGGATTATGTGAAGAACATCACAAGCAAGCACATAAAAATTAACTAAATAATAAAATATTATAAAATGATAGCATTAGGAAAAGTAATATATAATTTACTAACGGCAACTGGAACAACAATACAATCCCTTGTTGGAAAAAAAGTATATCCATTAGTAATATCAGAAAATACACAACTGCCTTGTATTGTCTATGAACGTAATGGTGATTATGAATATTCAAGGGATGGACAGGCAATTGCAACAACTGTTGTTGATATTACAATATTGTCGGAAGATTATTCTGAAACAATAAATATTGCTGAAGGTGTATTCAACATATTAAATATGTATAGTGGTGATAATGGTTCAATACATATATTTAATATTCGTTTAATATCGGTTCAGGAAACGTATGCTGAAAACGTATTTATTCAGAAACTCACATTCGAAGTCAAATCAATATAAGTAAAATTAAAAACCTTGTATTTATAATAAATAAATAAGAAAAAAATAATATTAAATTAAAAATATAATACAATGGGAGTTAATCAGGAATATTTAAGTTATGGTGGTGACTTGATGGTGTTCGTGGGTTCAGGACAAACAAAAAGTCCTATAGCATTCTCAACATCTGCAAAATTATCAGTATCAATGAAAACACGTGATATTAGTTCTAAAGATAGTGGGGACTGGACGGAAAAAGCTGCAGGTAAATTTGATTGGAATGCAAGCACAGATGCGTTAACATCATTTAGTGCAACTGGTACTACACATTCAGTAGAAGATTTATATGGTTGTATGATAGCAAAATGTCCAATAAATTTAGCATTCGGAAAACGTTGTGGTACTACTCCGTCTTGGGGTTTAAATACTTCAAGCAAGTATTTTTCTGGTAGTGCTTTAATAACATCAATGGATTTAACAGCATCTGACCAAGAGACTTCAACTTATTCTGTTACATTCGAAGGTAACGGAATTTTGTCAATTACTTAATTATTTTTTTACTATCAGAAGAAGCAGGTTTATACCTGCTTTTTTTATGTGATTTTTTCAGATTTTTCAAGTATTTATAATAAAATTCAATAATATGTTAGATAGTATAATAATTAAAATCGAAGACAAAGAATATATTATAAAAAAAAGTTATCGTTCCCTAATGCTATTTGAAGAAATAAGTGGTAGAAATATTGACGAATTAAAGGATAGTGTTAATGATTTAATGTTACTTTTTTACTGTATTCTTAAAGCTAATAATAGAAATATTTTTCAATATTCTTTTGATGAATTTATTGATTTAATTGATGAACATCCTGATAGTGTGGAAGTTTTTAATAATTATTTATTAGATGAATCACATAAAATTGACAAAAGTTCAACAAAAAAAAAGTAGAAAAATCAGTAAATATTCTTGATATATATTCAATAATTGTTGGTGCTTGTCATATCTCACCAGAATACTTTTTAGATGAAATGTGTTCTGCGGAATGTGATGCTATTATACAATCGTTTAATGAAAATTATAAAAATAGCTGGGAACAGACAAGATATATAGCATATATTATTGCTGCCACTAATACTGATAAAATAAAATCACCAAAAGATTTATTATTATTCACGTGGGAAGTTGAAGAAGAAAAAGAAATAATAACTAAAGAAGAAAGACTGAAAAGAGAACAAGAAATGTTGGACTGGTTAGCTAACCAAAAATAAGATGTAATTAATTACACCTTATTTTGTATTTATAATAAAAGATTTATATGGGCAAATTTACGTTACTCACAACTCTTACACTGGCTGCAGCAGGTTATGAAAAAGGTATAGATAAAGCTAAAAAATCAGCTAAAGCACTTGGTGATGGTGTTAAATCTGCAGGAAAAACGATGACTGATGCTTTAAAGCCAATGGGTGGTATTATTGGTGGCGTATCCGACCAATTAGGAGGAATACCAAAAGTAATAACTGGTGGTGTAAGTGCATTTAAAACGATGATACCAGCCATTAATGGAATAAAAACAGCATTAATATCAAGCGGTATAGGTGCAATAGTGGTGGCACTTGGAACTGCATTTGCGGCATTAACAACATATCTTAAAGGTACTGAAGAAGGGTCAATGAAATTAAATAAAGTGCTTGGTTATGTTAAAGGTGCTTTTAACGCATTGCTGGTACGTGTACAGTTACTTGGTGAAGCTGTATCATTAGTATTTGAAAGGAAGTTTAAAGAGGCGGGAATGAGACTAAAAGAAGCATTTGCTGGTGGTCTTTTAGAAGAAATTAAAGCAGATGCAAAAGAAATGGCTGGTTATGCTGAAAGAGAAAATAAACTTTTACTGGATAAAAGAGCACTAACCGAACAAGAAGCTAAATTGAAATTGAGAATAAGCGAACTGGACTTAAAGATTTATAACAAAGAAAATGATGCTAATGAACGTTATAAGGCACTTCAAGAAGTAAAGAAGTCAGAAATGACATTAATGCAAGAAAAACTACGCATTGCTAAAGAAGAATATGATATATATTCAAAACGTTCAGCAATGTCTGGAAGTGATACAAAGGATTTGGACAAGGAAATGGAGTTAAAAAATAATATACTCGATGTGCAGCGTCAATATAACGAAACAATTTTATCATATGTAAGAAAGGAAAATGAGATAAATAATTTACTTAAAAAACAAGTTGAAATTACCAGAGAATTACCAATACCTATTGCGGATACTGGTAATCTTCTTAAAAATATGTCTTTTGCAGTATCAAATATTGATAATACTAAACTTGTTGAAATGAAAAATACCGCACAAGAGATAAAAAAACCTTTAACTGATTTAGAGATTATTATAGGTAATATGCTTCCATCTGCAGTAGTGAGTTTGACTGATGTATTTGGTGAATTTTTAAGTGGTGCTGAAGGTGGTTTTAAGAATTTGATAACAACAGTACTTCAAGGGGTTAAACAAGTTTTAAATGCTCTCTTAGCTGAAGCTATTGCTGGAATGTTGGCGGGTGAAGCAAAGAAAGGTATAATAGGTTTAATTACTGGTGCTGTTGGTGTTAGTGCATTGCTTGCGTTATGGCAGTCAAAAGTTCCAGAATTTGCCAGTGGTGGTATTGTCAGTGCTCCTACCCTTGCAATGGTCGGTGAATATGCTGGCGCAAAATCAAATCCCGAAGTAATAACACCATTATCAAAGTTAAAAGAAATTATAGGTGGTGTTGGTGGTGGTGAAGTAACGTTTAGAATCGAAGGAACACAACTTGTTGGTGTATTAAATAATCAGAACAGAAGGATAAACAGTTATAGATAATGGCATATGGTGTTAAATATCGAATAGAATATGAAACTATTAACAGAAATAAAAGAACTATTGATATACTTCAAGACGGTTATATAGGTGCTATAACGTCACTTGAACCGTCTGATAATCCTTTAGAAATATCTTTTGACGGTAATGTTGATGATATTTATGAACCAACTGTTGGAACTGGTGCGGTTATTAGTTTTTATGCAACACCTTTAACACTGCTTGATTTATTTACTGAAAACCATCAAGAATTTATGGTAAAAATATATAAGGGATATAGTGGTTATAATTTATTTTGGCAAGGTTTTGTAAATGCAGATATATATAGTGAAGATTATAGTGCAGCAAATACAACATTAATTAGTATAAACTGTAATGATGGAATGGCAGCACTGGACAAAATACCATACTATAATACTAATAATAATTCATATTATACTGGTACAACAGCAATAACATATATATTAACAAACATATTTGATAAATTAGCAATAAAATTTACCGATATATATACATCAAATGATTTAAGAATAGCAGATTATACAACAAATTTCTTTTTATACCTTGAATTAGCACAAGAAAATTTCATTGACGAAAATGGTAATTGTTTCAGTTGTAGAAAAGTTTTAGATAGTATCGCTGGCGGTCTGGGTCTTGTTGTTAAATTTAAAGGAACTTCAATATATTTTATCGACCCTATAAATTTACATACTCCATCAAAGGGTAAACATTATAATTTAAGTCCAGCAATAGGTGCAGCAGAAACACAAAGTAATGTAGGTGGATATATTGATATAAGTGGTAATACTCTTTCTTGGTATAATACTGGCAGTGACCTTGATATTATATCAAGCAAAGATGAAATAACCGTTAACTATGACCCTTATAATTTTGAAAACAGCAAATATACTTTTGGTGAAAGCAGTAATTGGCTGACAACTGGTACATTTACTAATAAAACTGGATATTATACCAATACAAGTATAACTTATAAAGGATGGACAAATTACCATAATAAATATAATGGTTATGCTATAAAAAAAGAAATAAGTGATGCACCAGAATATGGTTTGTTTGTTGGCAATGATGCTGCTGGTGCAACGGGATATTATCGTTATAATTTTCCACTGAGCAATATAACACAAGATGGTAACATAGCCTTATTATTAAAAATGAAAGTATTTGTCAATACTCATTCTTCAGAAAATATATATAACGAAGATACTGAAACTGATGTACATATGGTAAAAATGCCAGTACAAGTAAAGGTAGGAAATCAGTATTATTACGGTGGCATTTCGTGGAAATCAACATCAACTTATATATATTTAGACGTGGTTGAAAAACCTTATAATTTATATTATTATCTGGGTGCATCTCACGTAAATGACAAATGGAATGAAGCAGAACTTCTTGTTCCTTTGCGCCAGTCAACAGAAGAAAATTTAATAAGTGGTAGTGTTGAAATAACTATAATGGATGATTTTAGAAATAAAAATAGTTTAGGCTATTATTATGTATATCCGTTGGGTGTTGCAGCAAAAGTTAAAAACTTAATTATAAAAGATGTTGAAATTGAAATAATAAATTTAAATACTGGTGATAAAATAGGTAATGAAGGAATTAGCTGTTATTCATCAAAACAAATACAAATAACCGACAAAAAACTCGAACATAAAATAACTTCTGGAACTGGTACATATGGTTGTAGTCGTGGTGCGTTTAAAACTATGCAGCAAGTTGTCAGTGGTTCTAATATAAGTGGATTAGTACGGTCAACAAGTGGTACTGGTGGAACTATGTATCCTACACATCAATTAATTTTACAAAACCTATATAGTCAATACAAACAACAAAGATTTAAATTAACTGGAACTCTGGACGTTAAATCATATTTAATGTATATTGATTTAAATTTAATTAAAGATAATAAATATCTAAGTGGTAAAGCATTTTATATAGTTAGCGGAACATATAATGATGTAAATGAAGCAATGGATGTTGAAATGTTAGAATTAACTAATACAAGAGATAATATAATATAATAATGGCAATAGCAGCAAAAGAACATAAATTATTACCAGTCCGCAGAGACGGTCAAATTGGTGGTCAAACAGCTTCAATTAGTTCATCTGGCGGTGGTTTTTCTGGTGGTGGCGGAACAACATTTACTGGCGGAACTGGAATAATCATTACTGGTAATACAATTAAAGTTGATTTTGGCGCAACGTCAACACAAGTTGCTTGTGGCAGTCATACACATACACTGAATAATTTATCTGATGTTAATATAACCACACCATTAACTAATCATATATTACAATACAATGGAACTTGTTGGTGTAATACTTCAACAGTAGGTTTATCATTGACCGCAAATTGTCCAGTTTGTTATAACGGTAGTACTTTAGTTAGTTATGCTGGCGGTGGCGGTGGTGTTAATTGTCTTGCAGCATTAACTGATGTTGTTATAACTTCACCTTCAAATGGTCAAATATTACAGCATAACGGAACTACTTGGTGCAATACTTCAACAACAACACTGTCATTAACTTGTAATGAAATATTATGTTATAACGGTACTGCAATAGTAAGTCTTGCAGCTTCAACAATGACAGTTGGTAATGCATTAGCATTATGTTCTTGTGTACCAGCTTGTTTTGCTGCTGCTACACATTGCCACTGTAATTTATATAATAGTTCAAGTGTAAAAGCGTGCACAACAACAACTGGTCTTTGCATAATAGGTTGTGCATATTCAACAGATTTTATTGCAAGTAGTGATATCCGATTAAAAACAGATGTAACACCAATATATAATGCATTATCAACGGTCTTGCAATTAAAAGGTGTGCATTACAAGTTAAATAATACAACTGAATGTAATATTGGAATGATTGCACAAGATGTTATTCCAGTATTACCAATGGTTGTTAAAGAAAATGATGGTTACTATGGAATAGAATATAGCAAGATAACAGCATTATTAGTTGAAGCAATTAAAGAACAACAAAAATGTATTTATAAATTGGAAGACAGAATAAATGAAAGGGTTTAATTATGGCAATGCCAGCAAGTGGAAATATAGCAATCTTGGATAATACATTACAAACTTGTAGCAGTATAAGTTGTGCTGTTGACGGTAACGCTACACCACCAAAATCATTAACGGCACTTGGTGCTGCTGCTGGTTTTACAGCACCTTATAAAATGAGTGATTTTTATGGTTATGGTGTAGTTGTAAATAAATCTGTTTCTTTCTCAAATATTGCTTCAACTTGTCCTAACTATGACGCAATAAGTGAATGTACTTGTTCCCGTCTTGCCTACTCAACAGCAATGTCAAGTGGTGAATGCTACTGTCCCACATTCTGCTGGCGTCTGTCCAGAGGTGGTACAAGTTCAAGAAATGGCACAATGATAGCTACTATTTGCTGCAATGGAAGCGTTAAATGTACTTGCACTGTAATAAGTTGTGTTACAGTAAATTGTAGTGGTAGCTGGACTTTCTTAGTTAAATATAATGATACTGTTTGTGTAGTTACTTGTGCGGTAAGACACATTACAGATACTACATTAAGTGCAATTCATTCCAGTGTATGCTTAAATTCAATAATAAGTACTTCTGGTAGCTTTTGTGTAGGGTCTCCATCATATCAACTTTCACAAACTTGTATACCAGCGATGTAAAACAAATATAAATTATATGGGAATATTAGCAATAAATAATAAAGTAATAATGTTAAATGGCAAAGCACTTTCACTTGGAATATCTTATAATAGTATTCAATTTAGTGATATAAGCAGTACTTGTCCGAATGGTGACGCATTAACTGAATGTACACGTGCTTGTGTTTATTCTGTGCCAGCAATGTCAATTGGTGAATATTATTGCCCTACTTTCTGCTGGCGTCTGTCGAGAGGCGGTACAAGTATGACAAATGGCACAATGACAGCAAGTGTTTGTTGTAATGGAAGCATTAAATGTACTTGCACAGTAACAAGCCCAAATGCAGAAAATTGTAGTGGTAGCTGGACTTTTCAAGTTAATTATAACGATACTATTTGTATAGTTACTTATGCACAAAGACACATCACAGATACAACATTATCCCCAGTTCAGTCAAGTATATGTTTAAGTTCAGTTTCAAGTACTTCTGGTGGAAATTATTGTGTAGGGTCTCCATCATATCAACTTTCTCAAACTTGTATACCTTCAATGTAAATAAAAAATAAATATAAATTATATAATATAATGGCAATAACAGTTAATGAAGAAACAAGATTAATAACGTTGGATGGAGGTTCTCATACTCCAAATGATTTATATAACGCAGCAGAAAATATTACAAAAAATGGTGATGCTGGAAAAGGATATTATACATACACTATTCCATATAATATTATTCAAAGAAATGGCAATATTTTTACTTGTAATAACGCTATGTTATTATTTACATTGAATGCAAGTCCTACACGAAGATGGGAAGCATCATCTGATTGTAAAGTGAATTCAGCAAATGCTACTTGGATGACACCCGCATATATGTTTTTAAGTTTTTATAATTTTAATGGAAGTAATGTCTTTTTTTTACACTCACGTGGCATCTCATTTTATAGTGGTATTATATGTAATAAAGTGCTCTTTTATAATTGCGGTTCTTTATATTGGGATGGTGCATATGGTAATGAATATACAGATTGTATGGTTAGTGGTGCGGCATATGGTTACATTCCACAAAATGGTATTAAAACAAATTTAAGAAATAAAATTATAGATTGTCAAAGAGGATTATTGTGTGGATATAATAACAGTGTTGATTATAATATTTATAATATGCAATTTATAAACTGTACTTATGATGTTTCATTTAGTCCTACTAATAAAAATAATAGAAAAACAAATTTAATTGATTGCCTAATTGATACAAATAAATTTACATTAGGAACAATATCAGAAGGAAATAAATGCACATTAAATTTAAAATCCACATTTACATTTATTATAGAAAATGGAGATGGAGCAGAAGCAAGATTATTTGATAAAGATGGTTCTTTGTATGATACAATAGAAATTTCTGGTGAAACAAAAAAGGAAATAACATATTATTCAGTTTACGTTGAAGGTCCTTCCACAAAAATTGATACAGTTTCTTCTCCGTTTAGACTTGAAATTTCAAAAGATGGATATGAAAATCTAATAATCAATGAAATAGAAATAACTTCTGGTATACCTACATTTATACGTGGTAAATTAATTGAAGAAACACCACCAATATATTATCAAGATAATCTTATTGGCGAAACTAAAGAACAAGAATTAATTGCAGAACTATCAGCAGAAAATTTAAAAGGAAAAGTTAATAATGATATTGTTTCTGGAAAAATTATATAAAAAATATTGTATTTAATATAAAATAATATGGATAACTTAACAACATATAAAAATACCAATAAAACTATTACCGTCACATTACCACCTCAATTATCTGGTGCTACAGATGTAAAACTATATATTACCGATAAAGAAAATGGTGGTAATTATATTTTATCTGGTCATACTGGTACGACTACACAAGGAACGACAACGTTTGAAATTTCAGCAAGTCAAAATAATGTTGAAGAATATGTTTATTGGTACAATGTTGTTGTCAAATATCAATCAAAACAATATGTCATATCAGAAGGTACATATGCTGTTTTGCCAACACTATTAAAAAATTAAAATGAGAATGGAAAAGATATATTGTTTTATAATATGTAAATTAAGTGATACATTTCCACCTATTGGTGGTACTGTTGGTGCTATATCACAAGCAAAAACATTTCATTATTTACCCACTTGGGAAGCAATCATATCTACAATAATTATTGGTGTTGTTGGTGGTATTATAGGTTACATAGTAAAATTATCACTGGATTTTGCATTTCGAAACTTCAAAAAAAAATATAAAATATAATAAATTTTTTTCTTGAAAATATAAATATACTTATATTTGTTTTTATTAAAATAATTATAAATATGAATAATATTAGAAGAAAAGAAATTGCAACTTGTCTTGATACATTAAATGCTGTCAGAGATGATATACAAGCATTACTTGACGAAGAACAAGAATGCTTTGATAATATGCCAGAAAATTTGCAAGCATCTGAAAATTATCAAAATTCAGAAAATGCTATTAATGACTTGGAATGTGCTATATCTGACCTTGAGTCAGCAATTGAATATATTGAAAATATATTATAA